TACCATTTATATTACCATTTATATTACCATTTATATTACCATTTTGAATAGGCTGTTGAGGACTCAGTTTATCATTTTTCACCGATGTCTCTTGAGGTTTTAACCAATTATCTGTATTCGAACTCAAGCTATTATTATTGCTCTTGTTTATTTGTTCGACATCATAATTCCTCTGGGAAGTTAATTCCTTAATCGCTTTTTCTATTTCACTAATTGGACCATCCTCTAAATTATCACTAAATTTCGGCACCGGCGGTACTGGTAATGCCATCGCATTTGTAAATTCTTCCTGACGCTTAGTTAAATCCTTATCAAATTGACTACGTTTGTCATTGTGTATTTCTTCATATGTTATTAATTCATTTACCTTTTTTTGAGGCAATTCATCTAATATTTTAATTTTTCTGTATTCTGGTTTAACATTTTGGTTTATTTGTTTATTCGCATGATTCAAAATCAATAATATGTATTTCTTATTCATATCTACTAAATTGGTTGTTTTTTGGCTTTCAACATCATAAAACCCCTTGAGATTACTTCTAAATAAATTAAGAATGTTTTCTTGGAACTCTCTCGATTGTTTTTTTATAATATCTTCATCGATTACAACATCCCATAGAACCTTGACATTTTCGTTATTTAAAAAATTCTTTGTGTTCATTTTATTTAATATATAAATTATATAAAAATCTATTTATATAATTTTCTTCTTTTTAATAATGTTTTTACAAATTATCATTAAAATATATCTTTCTGAATTTTTGCATATACTCATCCTTCAATATATGAGTTTTCAAATAATGTTCCGTCATTTTGTCTTCGAGCATATGGACTATAAAATATAATGAATAAATACCACATTCTGTATTACCATATTGATGTTCTATGCCTTCATTGCTGTCAAATTTAAACACGATTTTTTTGTCTAAGGCCAAACCTTGTTCTTTGATTCTGTTTACAAATGTCATTATTTCTGGCTGTGGTTCGTCGCCGGTACTATCAAAAAAGAATATATGTTTCTTCTTTATATTAATAAACATTGATATCCAATGTTGACCCGGTTTATCGTGTGTGTCTGTATTAAATATAATACCTATTTTGTTCTTACCATCTTTGATTTGCTGTGCTAAATTAAAATTACATAATTCTTCCCAAACACATTCACCATACATTTTTCTTGTATCGAAATCAATTGGTGTCGGACCAATAAAATCAAAACATTTAAATGCTTTTTCGTATTGTTTCATTACTTTCATTATGTCGACACTTGATAACCACTCATTTGGGTTCTTTTTCCATTCTTCTGGTGATACAGGAGCAAAAGAATCAGTCATTTCACTACTCAATTTGCCAAAATCCTTTTGTTGCTTTATCCAACACGATTCTTTATTACATACATCACTTAAATATTCAGTCAACAATCTATGTATTTCTTTTGTATCATTTGTGTTAATTTTCACGTCAGGGTGTCTCGAATTCCACATGTCTCTTAATTTATACAGCGACTTGTCTGTATAACAACTAAAACCATTGATCTCATTTTTTTGTTTAGGACTACAATTGACTCTTTGTAGTTTTGATTTGGATTTACCCTTTTTAGCTGACCCAACTTGGTTTCTTATTGGTTTTCTGGTTTTATTTATCCTTGATTTCATTTTTGTCAATTGTTTCTTTATTTTCCTTTTTCGAGTTAATGAGTTCATCATATTTATTAGTGATATTTTTCTTTTTTATATTATTATTATTATTACTACTACTATTAAGACCCTTAACTTTTAATTCCGGATCCATCAGATTCACTTCTTTTTGTTTTGGTAGTATCATCTTCTCTTGAGGTTTTGTAGTTTTCCGTTTCACATATTTGTCTAAAGATGGCGGTTTAATTTTAATTGAACGCATCATAAGTTTATCTGCTTCTTCGACAGCAATATCGTCGCCTAATTCGGGAATAGCATTAATATTTTCTAAAGCTGCTTCGTCTAAAGTTTTATATTCTTCTTGTAACAAATCATTGTTGTCGATTGTTTTAAAATAATTTATTGATGCGTTAATAAAATTATCATAAGAATATTTCACGTCTGGTAACAAATCAGCCGGTTCTGCTTTATTGATTAACATTTCCTTAAACAAATTGTATATTCGCTTTTTGTAAAACTTCTTATCTTCCTTGTTAACCGACTGCGCTTTCCTATTTTTAACTTGAGTATTAAACATTGATTTATTTAATAAACAATCTAAAGTGACTTGGTCTACAAAGGCTTGTGACATATTATATATTTTACTTTAAAAATATATAATTAATTTTATACGCTTCATGATATTTTATTTTAGCCATATATTTTATAATGGCTTATCAAATTATACCTGGTTTGACATATTATGGTAGAGAAGTGTATTCTCTTAATCAAGTTGCTATTGCGGCTCCTGCTAATGAGGTGGGCGATGATGATATTGCTCCTCCTGCTAATGCGGTTCCTGTTAATTATGAAGATGAAGATGATGATTACGAAGAAGAAGAAGACCCGTGGGCTGGTTTGGATGGTATTCACGGTGGTAAAAAAAAAACAAGAAAATACCTTTCTAAAAATAAAAATAAAAGTAAAAAACGAAGACGTATTTCTATTAGAAGAAAGTCACGTCGTGTTTAACAAGTTTGTTTTGTCATATCTCGCACTTGAACCCTTGTAGAGTTGAAAAACATTTCGGCTCCAACTGTTTTCGAGTCAGGGTTCGGGTTAAATTGTGAAAATGAATCCTTCTCAAATAGCAAAGAATGAGATTGAGGTGTTGGCTTTGGTGTGAAACCATAATTATATAAATCACTTTTACTTGAAGGCACATATACTGATTGACTGCACTTTTGTAAAGCATAAATTTGGTTTCTTAATTCCGACTCCGTATTTACATTAGAAGCAAAACCAGACCAAGGCGATGTAGTGTTACCAGGGTTAAATACCTTATGAGGATTAAACGTTGGTTGAACGGTTAAAGGAACACTGTTATTTTTTCTGGGGTCAACAATTGGAAAATACGAATATTTTGTCATAACAGGTCGCACATCTATATATGGTTGTAACATTTGAGATGGTATATTTCTGTCATATATTCGCGTATTCGTTTCTTCATGTATTTTGGAAACATTGAGTTGATTACAATTATTCATTTTATATATTTAATATATATATTTTTATTTTTGCTTTTATATTATATAAAGATGTTTGAAAATTACCCCTTTATAATTTTTCAAGAAAAAACATTTGATTTTGTAATAACAATAGCATTTATTTTATTAATTGTTACATTGTTTGGCTTCTCTCAAAAAGCACCAGAATATTTGTCAATAATAGATTACTATCTTAAAATTTATATTTGCTTGTTTTTAATATGGAGATTTAATCCTTTTAGAAGTAAGTTTCAATTTACCAGTTTAGATGCTAAAATATCATTCAACGCCGGATTATTCATTTTAGCGTCAACAGCATTAAATGAATATTTAAAATTTGTTGAAGTCGACATCGTGACCAAAATAAAACAGGAATTTTTTAATATTTATTAATTTATTAATAATATTTTCGTCTTGTCTTATTTTTTTTTATTATATTTCTTTGTGTTTTATTTTTTGACGGCTTATTAAAAAACTCCTGTAAATGCGTCATAATTTGTTTTCCTAAAACCTTGTCAATTTCGTATTCTTTTAAATTTTTATCTAAACATTTATAGTTGTAACGTTTAAATTCATCATTCATTATCTTGTCAAAATTATCATTGTCATTAATCATTTTCTTACCACAATCACTATTCATAAATTTGTGAATCATATCGTTAAATTTTAAATCATAGTAGTAAGGTTTAATATTTATATAATAAATATTTTCATTTACCATACCAGAATGAAACATATCATCTAAAAAACATATTTCGGTATTAGCTGGTATTTTTGTGCACCTAATTAAATCATTATGTGTTTTATTATGTGTAGTTCTACATATTTCTACTTGTTTTCCATTTATTTTAAAAGCGGCAATTAGCTGGTCTATCAACTTATATTTGATTTTGCTTTCAAAATATGATATAATATGGTGTGCCCATTCAGGAGGACCAGTATTATTTGTATATATCATCATCTTATGACAACATTTCGATTCCTTTCGTTTCTTTAAGTAGCTTAGGATATTTATTATATTTGGCCTCAAGAACTCGGGGAATAAGTCTAAAACATCATTGAAATCGGTTTGGGTAGGATTTGGCTTATTTTCTTGTTTTAAATATTGTTTTAAACAATCCCAAAACATACCTAATTCTGTAAAATAACCAAGTGTTTCGTCTAAATCAAACACAACAATTTTCATTATTATATATATATTGAGGTTTTAGATTTTACAATAAATTTTAAATATTGTTAGAATATTTTATATGTGAATTTATAAATAATATTTAAAATATTTGTAAATAATATATAATATAAATATGTCTGAAATAAGTGATACTGATTATAAAAAAATATTAGAATTTTATGAAAAACCTATACCTCGTTCTAAAAGACTTTTGAAAATGGAAGCCGAAAAAATATTAGCTACTAAGCTTTGTGTATGTATAAAGAAAGTTGACAACAAAAATGAGTCACGGGCTATTGGTATATGTACTAAATCTGTTATTAATAGGAAAGGATTCACCAGAGGGAAGTTCAAATGTAAAGGCAAAAAATTTGTTACATTTAGAAAAACTACTC